GTCCGTTGGCTAACGATCAAGATGCTGAAAAGTTTCAAGGACAAAACCTAAGCCATGCAGCCATAGAAGAGGCAGGTAACTACTCTGACCCATCCTGTATATGGAAGCTGTTTGGAGCGTTGCGAGGTAAGGGCGGTGGCCAGGTTATACTTACCTTTAACCCAGGCGGCGTAGGTCACGGATGGCTTAAAGAGCTGTTTATTAAGCCAGCGCCAAAAGGGATGAAAATCCTACAAAAACAGTTACCCAACGGAAGCAGTTTTGACTACATTTATATTCCAAGTAGGGTACACGATAACCAGATTCTGCTCGCTCGTGACCCTGAGTATATCAACCGATTGCACATGGTAGGCTCGCCAGAGCTTGTTCGTGCATGGCTTGAAGGAGACTTTGAAATCCATGAAGGCAGCTATTTTCCTGAGTTCTCTTCTAAACATATCATTAGTCCTTTCAATATCCCTAAACACTGGCCCCGATATATGGGGTACGATTGGGGTTACCGCTCTCCTTTTGCTGCTATCTGGGGCGCTGTCAGCTCAGGTCGTGATGATGCTGGAAACGAAGTTCCGTACCAAAAAGGAGCAATCGTCATATACCGAGAGATGTGGGGAAAAGGAGTTGATAACATTGATCAGGCAAATCGAATTGGAGCAATTTCTGTCGGAGAAAATCCATTAGCTTTTGCCGACCCCAGCATATTCAACCACGAGGGCGGTCCAAGCATCGCAGACCAGTTTACCCAGGTATTTGCCAAGTATAAGTTCCCTTCGTTTAGAGCGGCTGATAACGAGCGCATATCTGGCTGGTCGCAGATCCGGCAACGGCTGGTGTCTAACCCTCCGCTCCTCTACATATTTGCCAGTTGCCCATATTTGCTGGAAACACTACCATCTCTGTCAATAGACAAACGTAACCCTGAAGATGCTGATTCGACTGGGAATGACCACGCCTGCGACGCCTTACGCTACCTTTGCAAAGGCCGCCTCGTAGACGCTAAATGGGAGCAACCAGCGGAAGTCTTTAACAAGGGTAAGATTAAGCTACAGGCGTATATCGCTCAAATGCGGTCACAACAGAAACGAGCTAAGATATGAGTGTAAAGATTAAGCCTCTCGTCCAAAAGTACAGTCCTCGCTGGTGGAAGGCTCAAATCACTCAATCCGAATCTCGTCGTCGTAAATTCATTGAAACCTCAGAAGAGTCGATTCGTGTTTATAACGCTCAAAAACAAGTAGGAATCCTCAACGATGCCGAGCGACGACTTAATGTTTGGTGGTATTGTATCAATACTTTGCTTCCTGCTTATTACTCTTCTACCCCGAGAGCGGAAGTAAACCTTCGTAAGCGAACAGGTGGCTTACCATACGAGCTTGGCAGTGTAATCCTTGAACGAAACACACAGTTTGTCATGGATACGCATTTTGACTTCGATAAGGTTGGTTATAACGCAGCATTACAGTTTTTGCTTACTGGTCAAAGCGTTCTGTGGGCGAGATACGCTGCCAAGTTTGAAACCGTTATGGAGGAAATGGCGGTAATCAAAGACCCGTCAGGTCAGATTATTGACGGTAGCGGTCGGCCATATACAGGCGATACTGACATCCTTGAAGAAGGCGAAGGCAATATCCTTATGGCCTCAATGGAGGTTGAGCGTAAGGTTCGTGAAAAAGCGTTGCTCGACGTTATCCAATACAACGATTACAACTGCTCCGATGCTCGTACAGAGGATGAAATCGAATGGCAGTCTCGCCGTGCGTTCCTTGACCGTGACCAGGCAGAACAGCTTTTTGGCCGTGATGTAGCTGACGACCTTATTTATGACTCGTTTCCTGAAGTCATGAAGAAAGACTTGGCTCGTAAAGAGGACAAGTTTGAGGGTAAGGCCGAGCTGCACGAGATTTGGTGTGAAGCTACCAACAAGGTGTACTGGCTTCAAAAGACAGGCGAAAAGGCTATCATTGAGTCGTCTGAGCCACCGACTAAATTTGAAAAGTTCTATCCTTGCTCGGTTATCCGTCAGTCAGCAGACCCAGATTCAGTAGTTCCTGTTTCTGACTATGCTCACGTTCGTGACCAGATTCTTGAGGTTGAGCGGCTTACAACTCGTATTCATGCTGTAACTCAAGCTATCCGTACCAACTTCCTCTATGACGCCGCAATGGGACCAACCGTTGAGCAGTTGTTTGCTGGCGACCTGAAAGGTACTCCAATCATCAACTGGCCGTCCTATAAGGGTCGTGGTGGTTTGCAAGCTGGAGTAGAGTTCTATCCAGTCGAGCCATTCGTAAATGCTCTTAACGTGCTTCAGGGCGCTCGTGGAGCGGCATTACAGCAGCTTTACGAAACAATGAAAGTATCAGACCTGCTTCGTGGAACAAGCGAGCAGTACAAGTCTGCAACCGCAAACCGATTGGAAAACCAGTGGTCATCCCTTGGTCTGGTTGTGCGTCAGAATATGTTCAGCAAGTTCATATCAGATGCTATTAGCAACCTTGGCACGATTATTGCGGAACAGTTTGAGCCAGAAACAATCCTAGAGATTGGCGACGCTGACGCTCTTATTGAGCCAACAATCTACATCCCGCCACCTCCTCCAGCACCTCCAATGCCAGAGATGGGGCCAGAGGGTCTGCCACCAGGTGATACAGGTATGATGCCGCCAATGGCACCACCTCCACCTCCTGCTCCAGATCCGTTGCAACTTATCGACGATATGAAGCAACAGATCATCGGACTGCTTCGTGATAACAAGAAGCGCAGCTACCGGATTCAAATTGCTACTGACAGCATGATTGCTATCGACCAGCAGCAACAGCAGCAAGACGGCGCTATGCTCATTCAACAGGCAGGTCAGTTCTTCGACCAAATGAGAGGCTTAGTAGACCAGTATCCACCATTGCTGGACTTCAGTATCTCCCTGTTCCAAAACATGATTAAGCGCATGAAGGGAGGCAAGGAACTCGATGGTATTTTCACAAAAGCTATGCAGCAAGTTGGAGAAATTGCGAAAGCTAAGGAAGAAGCTGCTAAGCAACCGCCGCCGCCGGACCCTACAACGCTTGAGGTGCAAGGGCGTCTCCAAATAGCTCAGGTTGAGTCACAAGCTAAGCTTCAAGTCATGCAGATGGAAATGCAGGATAAGGCGACTAAGAACCAGCTCGCTTATCAAGACCAACAGCTCAAGATGCAGCGTGACCAGCTTTCAGCACAGCTCGACATACAGAAGCAGCAAACTGACGAGTACTACAAGCAACAAGAGCTTGGCTTGCAACAGCAAGAGATACAAGTCAAACAAAGCGCCGTTCAAGTTGATATGCTTAAAGTTCAAGCAATGTCAGCTAGTGACGCTAATAAGCAAGCTATACAGCAAGAAACTAACCGTATGGCTCAAATCCTTGAGATTCAAAAACTGGAGCTTGACCAAATGCGTATGCGTTTGTCCGAGTCCGAGAAACTTATGGAAGAACGACGGTTGGCTTCAGAACAGCAAATCGAACGTGTGCGGTTGCAAATGGACGTTATCCAAAAAAAAAGAAAAGCGACTATAATCAATGATACTCAAGGTAATCCGATTGGAATAGACATCCAGGATATTATTGAATGAGTACTGTAGTTTCGAATTCAGCAGCCGCAGTTAATCCTGATATTCCTGTCGCTACCGTTGTTCGTAGCGGTAGTGTGTATCAAGAAATTGTTGCTGGCATAGCAAACCAACCGCATGATGAGATTGTATTATCGTATACAGGAACAAACTTAACTGGCGTTGTGTATAAATTGGCTGGCGTGACTGTTGCGACTCTTACACTTGGCTATACAGGCTCAAATCTTACTAGCGTAGTGAGGAGTTAATGCCTTACGTTTTTAATCCGTTTACAGGAACTTTAGACTATACCGAGTCGTCGGTAACGGATGGAGATAAAGGTGATATCACTGTTAGCAGTTCCGGTGCTACATGGACCATTGATAATGACGCTGTAACCTACGCAAAGATTCAAAATGTCAGTGCTACTAATAAGGTTCTTGGTCGTTCAACTGCTGGCGCTGGAGATGTAGAAGAAATTACTTGTACTGCCGCAGGAAGAGCTTTAATCGATGATGCTGACGCCGCAGCGCAACGAACTACTCTTGGCCTTGGAACTCTCGCCACTCAAAGTGGCACGTTCTCTGGAACTTCTAGCGGAACGAACACAGGCGACCAGAACATTTTCTCAACGATTGCCGTTGCAGGTCAAAGCAATGTAATTGCTGATACAACAGCCGATACTTTAACGCTGGTAGCTGGTACGAACATTGGCATAACAACAAATGCTACGACTGATACCGTTACAATTTCATCAACAGTGATTAATGGCGTCAACCAACAAGACTCAGTGCCGTTCTTTACTGACACAAACACATTAACGTCCAGCACGGGGTTTTATTATAATGGATATGATCTTCATGTAGCAGATGCAGTTTTTAATTGTTTTATTAGTGTTAACGGCATCTATTATACTAATGATGTAGGGACATATTTTGCTGTTACATCTAGTGCTGTGTATATAGGCGACGGATATCCGAATCCTATAAACCTAATAGTAAGCAGCTATTTTAGCGGATTTCCGGATGCGCTAACTGTGCTGGCAAACTTCTCTCGTGTAGGCATTAGAAACAGCAATCCCAACCAACCTTTAGACGTTGTTGGCACTGTTAGGATTGGTTTTGATACTACAAATCATCTTGAGATATCTTCCTCTTCGACTGGATTAATTACGTACAATGCTACTGGAACCGGCTCGGCTCATTATTTTGCCGACGCAATTCGAGCAACCAACCACATAAATTTTGACGCTACTATCGGCGATAGCGGCTATGGATTTCGCTCTAGCTCTGGAGTGATGCAATTTAAAAACAGTGGTGGCAGTTGGCAGTCTATTGAAAAGGGTTCTGAAGCTCTTACAGCTAATTTTACAACATCAAACACAACAGCTACCAACACAAATTTAAGTTTTTCTATAGCGGCTAACGAAAAGTATAAAGTCACAGTAACGGGTACGGCATCAAAAGCGATTAGCGCAACTGGCTTGAAACTTGCGATTGCGGCTCCGACTGGATGCACGATAAAAGGCGTTCAATACGGCGGTGGCGCAACATTAGCAGCGTCATTAGTTCCCTCCTTGATTACTGCGATTAATACGCTCGGCACTACATTCGCTACAGGAATTGGTATAGAGGTGCCTTTTGTGCTTGAGTTTGTAGTTACAAACAGCTCAACCGCTGGCAGCATTACTTTGCAAGCCGCAACTGTAACCTCTAATACTCTTACAATTTACGCAGGAACCTGCATGCAATATGAACCGTATACAGGAGTATAAATGGAAAAAAAGCTAATACTGGAAGCAGAAATAGGAAGATTGTTTCTTGAGTTGGAAAAAACTAAGGCAACACAGCAACAATTAACTCAGAAAATTAACGCAATTTTGACACAACTTGAAAAGCTGAAGGATTCGTCAAATGGCACGGAAAATAATTAACATTAGATATGAGGGCGAGGAGGCCGATATTGCGGCAGCAATTGATGCCTTGGCTTACTTTGGTCAATATGATCCAACTGGAACTGCAACAAAGGAAGAGGTAGCGCAAGAATACCTAACTGCGTTTATCCGTTCTCGTGTAAAAACGTTTGTTCCAATGATTGCAACTCAAGCAGATCGTAATGCTCTTCAAGATAAAGAGATTGCGGCAGCGGCGGCAGCACAGGCGGCATTAGACAACATTGTGAAACTCCCGATCGAAATAACAGACGCAGCCACTACTGCGGAGATAGTAGATGGGTCAGTTTAATCAGCCACGAGCGCAATTACCCACTTTACCTGACCGTCCTATTACGTTCGCCAGTTATGCGGAGTATGCGACGGGAATGTTGTTGGAGCGTTACATTGGCGATTATGAATTGAAAATGGGACACACGTTCCAAGTTCCTATCGGTCACAACAAGCACTGCGATTTTTTAGTTAATGGCGTTTTTGTGGAGTTTCATCCTATCAACCTTCGTCACGAATTCTCGGACCGACAAGCGGCGAGGCAGTTTGGCGAAGCTATGCGGCACGTCGCTCATCCGTTTCGAGAACGAATAGTAAATGCTGTTAAGAATGAGCTTGCGGAAAAATACTATGAACGACGTAAGTTTTTAGTGTCGATGCACGGAGGTAAAGATTCAGAACTAATCGTTTGTCAGGATCATATTGATCTATACCAGTCAGTTATTAAACGGTTTGGGGTTGGGTATCCAAAGCAAGCAAATTTTATAAATGAGTTTAATGCTTTAGCTCGGCAAAGGTTTTAACGTATGTTTCTTATTTTTAAACCACCTCAGAGTTATTTGCAGGTACAACTGCTAGATCCTGATGGGTTTAAGAAGAGCTTCGATGAGCTATACGAAGAACAGTATGCAGCCGCTATTCTTAAAGCTCGGCAAAAGCGCAATAAAAAGCGAAAGAAAGAACCAGAACTAAAGAAAAGCATTAAGCAGCGACTTGAGGCAGGTCAACAACTCGAAAGCGTTATTGCTGACATTGCACTGGAAGAATCGCTTCGGCAATCGCAACAAAAGCTGTTCGATGACCTTAACGTTCAAATTGTAGCTACCGACCATGCACCACAGTTAATGACGGCGTATGCGGAGCAGGTTCGTTCCGATATTGCTGAAATGGTTGCAGCAATTCAAAAAACCATTCAAGATGAAATAGCGACAATAAAACGTAAACAAAAAGAAAAACGTATAAAAATACTGCTGTTGTTTGCTACGATGGAAGAAGATGAGTAACAAATATAAATTGTTCCAATACTGCCACGTTCAAAAGAAGGTTGTTCCAATCGAGCAAGTTGAAAGGCGAGCGCAGTCTAATGCTCGTGATTTGTTCATCCAAGACGAGATGGAACCAACTAGAAACCCACTAAACCCAAAAGAGATTTACACAAGTAAGAGCAAACTGCGAGCAGCATACAAAGCTGCTGGCGCTGTAGAAGTTGGAGACGCTTACGATAAAGGCTACCAGAGCGACCGTGAAAACGGGTCACGGGAGCGAGAACTCGTAAGCAAACTTAAAGAGACTATGGTCGATAGGTATAGAAATGGAAGATAATACGCCTGATGTTGAGTCAACAGAGGTAGTTGTAGACCGAGAGCCAGCAGAGCTTTCAATACGTCAAAGCCTCAGTAAGCAGTTTAAAAACCTGAAAGAAGAAGAGCGTGTAGAGGAACCCACAAACGAACGCTCCAATGAATCCGCTGTAGTTGAGCAGAGTGCTCCGCAGGTTCAGGAGCGTATCGCCTTGGCTCCTCCGGCTGACATGAATGCTGCCGAAAAGGACGCCTTTCTTAATCCAAACACTGACAACGCTCATATACTACAGTCCTATCTCAATCGTAGAGCTTACGAAACACGGACGCAGTATGACCGAAAGATGCAGGAAGTTAATCAACTTCGTGAGCAGAACTCCCGTGTTTACGACGTAATTAAAGAATACGAAAACGATTATGCCAAGGATGGAATAAGCGTTGCTGACGTTACTCGTCGGTCGGTTGCTTGGGATAGAGCCATGCAAGCTAACCCAGTGCAGACGGCTATTGAATGGCTTGAGGCTTACGGCCTTAACCCTAACGACCTTGTAGGGCAGCAGGAGGCGTATCAACAGCCAACCGAATACCTGACAAGGCAGGACGCAGAAAGAATCGCTGAGGAGCGTTATAAGAGCATACAGCAGGAACAGGAAAAAAAGGCAGTTGAGTACATGAATCAACGTGCTGTAGAATCCTTTACAAGCCGTAAGCCTTTGTTCCGTGACCCTGAAACCGCTTCGCAATTAGAAGCAGAGATGGCCCCCGTGGTACAGGCTTTAGCAACTACAGGACGGTATAGCTCGACTGACGAGATCCTAGAAACCGCCTATAATTACGTTGTAAACGGCAATCCGACGTTTGCGTCTATAGCTCAAAAACTACAGACAACGCCGGTAATACAGCAGCAGCAAGTAGCCACACAAAAGGCAAAAGCAGCTTCTAAATCTATATCTGGCTCCGCAGGAAGTGGAACTCCCAGGATCGTAACGAAAGATATTCGGGACAACCTGCGGCGTCGCCTTTCTGGAGATTAGCCAATAGTGGTTGTCCCTTAACTTAAAGGGATAACTACAATGCCTAATTTAGAAGAAGCAATAGTAACTACCCTGTTTGATCAATCGGACGCCATTGCGGATGAGGTTCTTCACCACAACCCGCTTTTGGCTTCTCTTGATGAGCAGGGTCTTATTCGTAAATTTTCCGGTGGATATGAACTCCGTAAGCCAATCATGTACAATGATGCAGCTGTAGGTGGATTCTACTCTGGATTTGACGCATTTGATCTTTCAGCAATCGACGATGCAACCGCTTTCCGTTTTGCAATTAAGCAGGTTTATGAGCCTGTAGCTATTGCTGGACGTGAGCGTCGTGCTAACCGTGATGAGGCTCAACTCCTTGACCTTGCTGAGATGAAGATGAAGGCTGCAATCAGCCGTCTGAAAAACACCGTATCTACCTCGCTTCGTGGCGACGGAACAGGTTCTGGTGGACTTGAGTTCGACGGTATTAAGAAAGCAGTTTCGACATCTCCATCGTCTGGTACCTACGGAGCTATTGACCGTAGTGCTAACGTTTGGGCTCGTAACCTTGCAGTAAACGTAACCCTTTCAGCTTCCAACGTTCAGGAGCAAATCACTGACGCTATCTCGCAGGTAACACGAGGTGACGAGCAGCCTGACCTTGGACTCATGGATCGTACCGCTTGGAAGTACCTCCACAGCTCATTGACCGCAATTCAGCGTATTCAGCTTCCTGCAAAGAAGGCTGTAGCTGGATTCCGGGTTCTTAGCTACGACGGATGCGATTTCGTATTCGACGGTGGATTTGGTTCCGCAGTGCTTGAGACTAACTCATGCCGACTTCTCAGTACTAAGTATTGGACATTCGACATGGTTCGTGGCGCAGACTTCAAACCGCTCGCTCCAGAAATGGCTCGTCCGGTTGACCAGGATGCTTTCTTCACGGTTATCATCGTTGAAGGAAACCTCTGCTGCTCTGCTCCTGCACTTCAGGCTGTAATTTACGCTTAATAAGGGAGGAATAGAGTATGTCACGTTCAGGATCTTTTGGTGTTAATTACAAAAAGTCATACGGAACAGATCCAGCGATTATGCCAGCACGACTTGGCGATCTTGGAACTAATCCAGAGGGCGAATGGATGTTTGTAAAAGCATCTGCCGCCGTAGCTCAGTATGCGTTTGTGCTTATTTCAGACACGTTCACCGTGGCTGAGACAAGCGGAGCATCGAGCATCGTTCAGCACGTTGGAGTTGCTCAGGCAGCTCTTGCGATAAACGAGTATGGATGGGTATGGATCGGCGGAGCTGCTGGTGGTGGAGTTGGTAAGGGAATCAAAGGAAAGATTGCAGCATCGTATGTTGCAAATACTCCTCTCCTTACAACTGCTACTTCTGGCGTAGCTGACGATGCTGGTTCGACTACAATCAAAAACGTATCTGCTACTACCCTTACAACGGGTGCTGCAAGCGTAGAATTGAAGTCAACTGGCTACCTCACGCTTAACTAATTCATAGGGGGGTGTAACAACCCCCCTTTTTAAGGATATACTATGCCACTTATTACAGAATTGATGGGCGTGGGCATGCCAGCGGAATTGGCTTCAGTAATTGCTACTGAAACCCTTACCTCTGCTCCAGTTCTTTCATCCTCTGGATCACTTACGGCAGCTGGTACAAATCTTGCTACTGCTCTTGTTTTAACCTCGTTTGTAAACTTGGTTGGAACCGCAGCGGCAAGCACTGGTGTAGCGCTGCCTGTTGAGTGTCCTATCGGTCAGTGTGTTTATATTGCTAACAACGGAGCCAACAGCATAAAGGTTTATGCTCAAAGCTCTCAGACAATCAATACAAGCATCGCTGGCGCTACTGGAACCACAGTAACAAACCTTCAAGCTGTTCAGTGTATTCGTCAATCGGCGACTAACTGGATGGTTTTGCTTCACACTAAGGCAACTTAGTTTTACGGGGTGGCTTGTACAGCACCCCAATTTTTTAGGTGATTTATGACGGCTTATACCGGAAATACCACAACCACCACTCCAACTATTCCAACGGCTACTAGCACGACAGTTCTTGCAGCTAATCCGTTTAGAAAGTTTCTTCTTATTCAAAACCACTCAGCAGCAGCTATTGGAGTTGGCTTAGAGGGTCAAACCCTTACGGGAGTAAACCCTTCAGCTACCAATAAGTGTTTTAATTTAGACAGCACCAGTAACGCCAACAGATTGATATTTTTGGATGGATTTATTCCTGGTGGACCTATTACGGTTTATCAAGCCAGTGGAGCTTCAATTAACACTATTACGGTTATTGAGGGTTAGTGCTATAAGGTATTTACGCATTTTTGCGTAATATTACGGAGATTATATGGCACAGATAGACTGGCAGTCGATCATGTCGGGGAATTCGCAGCCAAAGAAACGATACTCTGGCGCTAACGTTAAGTTCTTTTTCGCTTACAACGAGAACCGTGAAAAGTCATTGAAGGAGGGTCGTCCAATTTTTGACGAGATCCCATCCATTTCAATTCAATGGCCTGGCATGGACGAGACAGTTCGACGGATTGAGCCACAGGACATTCACGATTACCCTGAGCTGTACGCTCGTTTTAAGGCTGGTAGCGAGCCTGTAGTCGAAGGAACTCCGCTGGCTGAATGGCCGATGATGTCTGGTTCTGCGATGCGTGAGCTTCAGTACCTTGGCTTTAAGACGGTAGAGCAGTTGGCTGCAGCTAACGATGAGATTAAACGCAAACTTGGACCCTTGTCTAAGTTCTGCAAATTAGCACAAGATTGGATAGACGCAGCAAAGTCCGACCAGAACGAGGTCGTGAAGTTACGACAGCTCTTGGATCGGGAAACAACTCGTCGTGAGCAGCTTGAGCATAAACTTGAGCTTTTCATGCAACGTGTAGAAGCCAACGAGGGAATTGACCTTCGTGCCGAGAGAAAGGGGGTGATCCAATCTGTTCCAGATGAAGCCCTAGAAGAAGGCATTATTGAGGCTCAGGACGAAAGTCCACGACGAGGTAGACCAAGGAAAGTATGACGATAGCCACGGTTATTACGAACGTTGCAAATGAGGCTGGATACACGGTTGAATCCAACATCCTTACGTCTAATGAGACGACTACAAAGCAGCTCTTAGCGATTGCACAACGTATTAACCGTGACATCTTTGAGGCTTACCCTTGGCCTAAATGTTACGCTTCAGGGTCAATCACGCTGGTAGCTAATACGGCAACGTACGAGTTACCAGCGGCCTTTTCATGGTACCAGTACGAAACCTTTTGGAATTCATCGACTCGTTGGAGACTCTTAGGACCAATGAGCGAGCAGGATTACGCCGATATAAGAGGTTTCCAACTTAACCCTACCATTTATCAGCGATTCCAAATTCGGGGACTCAGCAACAATCAGCTCCTTATTAGTCCAACCCCAGGTGCTAACTATGACGGTGATGTAATCATATTTGAGTATATCGCTGACAGAAGTGTGCGTCCTCGCCAGTGGGCAACAGCAACATCATTTGCTGCTGGCTCTTACTGCTTTAACAACGGGAACTACTACCAGACGACAGCAGGAGGGACGACAGGTGCTACAGTTCCTACACATACTACAGGCACTGTATCGGATGGCGGCGTTGATTGGACCTATTATAACGGTGCTTATAATACTTTTCTTGCTGACACTGACGTAAGCATATTTAACGAGAAACTGCTTGAGCAGGGTATCCTTGAACGGTTTGCTGAAATTCACGGACTGGAAGGTGTTAAGCCACGCTTTGATATTCAGCTTCATGAAGAATTTAGTCGTGACCAAGTTGGCAAAGTGATATTTGCTGGTGGCACTACACGACCTAATTTGTTCGCTCGTGACGGTGTAGCAGTGTTTGGAACATGGATTTAGTATGGCAGGACAAGAACCAGCATTAGCACAAAGCGACCCTAAAGCTTACTACCTCTGGCTCCAGACTCAGGGCTTGTCTCCACTGCAAGCTGTTCAACAAGTTCAGCAACGTTTTGGCGCTCCTAAAACACCTGAACAACAGCAGAAAGAAGCCGCTGACAAAGCGCAAGGCAACGCTCTAGCTCAAGCTGGTGGAGTAGTTGCTGGCGCTATTGCCGGACGGTTTATATACAATAAAATTGATGGTTGGGTTGATAAATTAACTGGCGCTAAAGTAGGCGAAGAAACGGTTAAGCAAGCGGCACAGCAAACCGGCCAATCGCTTTCAACTACCGCTCAAACAGCTACCGGAGCAACACAGGGCACAACATCTGGCATTGATGCGTTTAACAAAAACTTTACGCCAGTAAATCCTGGTGCTCTTCCTGCTGGTCAGCAAGTACCTGAAGGCATGACCGCTATTCGCAGTAACGTCGATGGGACCGTTCAGGTAGTTCCAACCGAAAGTCTTAATGACCCTGGCTTCATGAGTTCTGTAAATTGGAACGCTGTCGCTACTGGCGCTGTAGCATTATTAAATGCTTATCAAGCTTATAAGGCTTATCAATCTGGTGATAACCTTGGCGCTGGCATTGCTGCTGGAGGTGCTATTACTGGAGGCGCTGCCGCTGCTAATATGGCTGGCGCTTCTTTTGCAGGATCGGAAACGCTTGGCGCTGCTGCTCCGATATTTGGAGCTGCAGCTGGAGCATATCAAGGATACAAAACGGCTGAAATGATTGGTAGCACCGCTGCTGGTGCACAAAGAAATAGAAATGCCGCTTTGGGTGGAGCAGCTGCTGGAGCTTCCATTGGAACAGCTATTTTACCAGGAATAGGTACAGCTATTGGAGCTGCTGTTGGAGGGCTTGCTGGCGCAGTTGGATCTTGGACTGGCTCTAAAAAAGGTAAAGCGCAATTCATGCGTGACAACATCCGTGGAGTTTTGCAGGAAGGTGGAGTCCTTGACCAAGATTTTAAGGGAACGCTTGCCGACGGATCTCAGTACGATTTTGGCAAAGATGGTTCCACGTTAAAGTGGAAAGAAATTGATAAAATCTCTTCAAAACAACCAGCGGCATGGAACGCTGCTGTTCCACTTACAGACGCATTAGCTACTGCATACGGCTTCGTAGGTCAGAAGGCTTCTGATATTTCTGCTTGGTATGCTAAGGGTGCTGTAAGCAATGCTGGCGACGATGTTGCTACTGCCATTAAAAACGCTCAGCACTTTGCTCAACAGCAGGGTATTACGTTTGAGCAAATCAAAGCTAAGTTGGATGAGGCAATGAAGGATAATCGTATCAATCAAAGCCAATACGATTACTATCTTGGCGGCGCTCGTCAACTGACTGCTGGCATTAAGGGTGGACCACAAACAAGACCACCTGCGCCTATGGGACCGCCACAGCAAATGCCGCAACAGCCTCAGCAGGAAGAGGGCAAAAAGAAATCGATTAGAGACGTTCTCCAACAAAACATGGGTAAAAAGTAGGGTTTTATGGCACGAAAAACAGCAATGGGAAAAGAGCCTGGCAACGTTAGTATTGCTTTGCCACAGTCTGAAAAAGATAGGCTGCGAGGTGGTGGACGACGTATGCCTGGCAAGCCACGACCAATGGACGACAAGGGTAACTTTACCGATAAGCAATCTCTTGATCGTGTATCTCCTGGTGTTTACCGAAACAGCCAAGGCAAGCTAGTAGGTTCCAAGGGACAAGCACTTCCTAAGCCATCACCTATTCAAAACGCTTTGCAGGGTGCAGCACAATCCGCTAATCAACAAGGTGGTATGTTGGCTGGAATGGAAGGTGGCAGGATGCCAGCCGGACGGCCAGGACAGCAGATGTCGCAGCAAGAAGTTGACGCTGGGATGCAAGCTCAAAACTTGGCTAATTCCTTTATGGAGCAATATCCAAGTCAGATTCAATCTGGATACCTTAGAGCGCCGCAAGGACAAGCCCCAATGCAAATGCAAGATTTTAGATATGGATCTCCGCAAGGGCAGCAGGGACAGATTCAGGATTTGATGTATCGTTATCCGCCTGGACAAGCTCCTAATATTCAAGCTTTGTTTAATTACGGCCAACGACAACAGGAGCAACAGCAACAACCAAATTCAGTATCAGGATTGCTTCAGCGACGGTTTAAATAATGGCCTTTCAGGGATTTACAATGCCACCTCCTTATGGAGGGTTGGACCTAGTAAGTCCAATAGATAACATGGAGCCAACGTTTGCTCTGGAACTCGTTAATGTGTTTCCAGGTGCAAACGCTCCAACCGTTCGTCTTGGCTACGAGCAGTTTGCCGATATAGGTACTGCTACGCCTATTGTAACCCTGACATCACTACAGCTTAAAGATGCCACTACGCAGCTTATAGCGGCCACTGACAGCGATATTTACAAGATAACGACTGGCGGTGTGTCTACGTCAATTAAGGGCGCTACGACCGTTACAGACGGTGAGTTCCAAACCATTACTTATGGTAATAACCTTTACCTGTGTAACGGATTAGACAACGCCAAGGTTTATACCGGCACTGGTAACGTTATCGACGTCACATTCACTGGCGTCACAATTGCTGACCTTATTAACGTTACTGCTTATAAAGAGCGATTATACTTTGTAGAGCAAAACACAGCTAAGGTTTGGTATGGCGGTTTGCAGGTAACTGGAACTGCTGGCTCTCCTGCCCTGACATCCTTTGACTTCCAGTACGTCTTTACCAAGGGTGGCTACCTTGTCGGGATTGGCAGCTTTAGCACCAATACCAGCATGACCAGCCAGGACTACTTTTGGGCGTGTAGCAGCGAAGGCGAGATAGTTTTCTACAATGGTACCTATGCTGGCGACCCTACATCCTGGGCGTTGGTAGCTCGGTATTACATCGGACGACCTCTTGGATACAGAGGGTTTATCCGAATCAACAATGATGTATGGGTTATAACCGAGCAGGGAATTGTCCCAATTTCTGGCTTATTTATGTCAGACCCTGAAGCGGCGGTGCAAATCGTTAGCTACAAGGTAAACCCGCTTATCTCGGAATATGCAGCCATATCCCCATTTGATCATCAGTGGTCAGGCTTTTTTTGGCCGCAAGGACGCAGGGTTTATATTAGCATACCTACGACTGGTAACTCCTGCCGTTTTTTAGTGTACAGCATTGATACTAAGGGTTGGACACAGTTTCAGCTCTACAACGATGAACACGCTTTCAGTAGTTGTCTCTTCAACCAGAAGCCGTATTACGCATCTGCAACGGGTATTGTGTGGAAGGGTGAGACAGGTCAGGCAGATGCTGTAACGGCGACTGATAGCCAAGCCATAGCCTATAGTGGCCGGTCAGCGTTTAGCTTTTATGGCAGCCGGTCTAACTACAAGGCGTTTAAGGATATTCGACCAATCCTCAAGGTAAAGCGTGGCGTAACCCTAAACATTGGGTTGGACACTGACTTTAGGCGAGCGCCAACGGTAACGGCAGTATCAACCGCCAGTGGAGTATTTACGCCTTGGGGTAGTCCTTGGGGTGTTGCTCCAGGAACTACATTGCCAATAGCACCATTTACGCCAGTGCCAGCGGTAACACCGCCACCCTGGTCAGCCGAGGTGGAATACGTCTTTGACCGATACGCCACTAAGGGTCAAGGTCATTGTGCCGCTGTACGATTTGGCGGTTCACTAAAGAACTCAACTATGCAGATACTAGGATTCGAGGTCCGATACGATATGGGTGGACAGGTATAACTATGGCACAAGCACAAAACAGACAAAACCGTGGAGCTATGGCTAACGACCCTAAGACACCTAAAACCTCTAAGCGAGGCAACTGGCAGTTTAATGGTCAGTGGGTAGACAAGGAAGGTTACAAGGTTGATGGTTACGGCAAACGGCTTGGTAATCAAGCTAAGCCTTACGTCCCTGCTAACAAGAATCCGTTTGCTCCTAAGACATCGACTCCTACCACACAAGGACCAGCAGCTCCTACCGCACAGCAAAACATCCAAACTGGTATGCAAGGTTTAGTGCAAGAAGGCATAGACTACGCACAAGGGTTTGATCCTAACACCTTCCAGCAGCAGTATGAGCCTCAGTTTGAGCAAGGTATGCAACGAGCTTACGACACTGTTTACAACCAGTTTGAGCGCAAGAACCAAGAGCAATTTGCAAGACAGAACGAACAATTACAGCAAAGCCTTGTAGAGCGTGGATTAGATCCTAACTCTCCTGCTTATCAAGCGCTTACTAAGCAACTGGCAGAGCAACAAGGGTCAGCTCGTCAGGATGCTCAAACCGCAGCATGGCAAGCAGCACAAGGTTATCAGCAGCAAGGGTTTACTCAAGCCACCGGCAGTGCTCTCTTGCCTGGGCAAGTTGCTAGTCCTTACCTTGAGCTTTACGGCCAAGGACAACAGTTGCAGTTTACTGGCTCTGAGGCTGACAAACAGCGTCAATGGCAAGCACGTCAAAATCAACTTGAAATGCAAAATCGTCTTAAAATTTCTCAAAAACAAGGCGGTGGCGGTGGCGGCGGCAATTCCGCTGAAGCTGCATTGGCTGCTTACACAATGGGGCAATACAGTAATCAAGGACAGAACAGTGGACAATCTACTGGTAACGCAGCTGTAACCGGAGCGACACAAGGTGTAACTCAAGGAATTGTTGGTAGACTTAATCGACCGAGCTAACTATGGCAGATGAACTTACTAACGCATTAGCTGGATTACAGTATACGCCACTGGATACTGGTTGGGGCATTGGCGCTCAGGGCGTAGCACAAGCACTTCCTGCACTAATTAATCCATATTCCAGTCCAATGCAAAACCTTGGCGTCACCCTCGGTGGTGCGTTAGTAGCGTCCTTGCTTGGATACCAGGCACAAAAAGAATCGTTTAACCTTGGATTGCAGACACAGCAATACGCTAATAAAATGTCAGCTCTTACTACGCCAGAAGCTCGCACGGATTTCTTGGCAGCTCTCCCAAGTGAAGCAATAAGCTCGGGTGTAGGCGGCAGACTTAGTGCCTTGTCTCGTGCGTTGGGAACAAGTGAAACAGAACAGCGAATAGCAAGGGCCGCAAAACTTGCAGACCTTACAACCGCTGCTGAGTTTAAGTTAGGTGGCTTAGGCCAGAAGCTAGAAGAACAAGATTTACGCAAGGCTGCTTTGCTGGCTGGCATACAAGCTGGAAATATACCGACAGGATATGCAGACTTGTTTGCTGCTAAACCATCTGTCGATCTTTCAGTATTAGATACGCTTAACGTTGACCCAGCAGCTAAAGAATATATTAAGACTTTGCCGCCTGCTGAACAGAAAGAGCAGATAAGCAAGTTAGTTCAAACTAAGGCAACGCAAGAAGGGTCTGAAGTTGCCAAGGCTCAAAAGGCTGCATTTGAAACAGTAAAGGATTTAGAGAAAACCTTTCGTGACTTAGACGTAAATGCGGTAGAGCTAAAAACAAGGTCTGCTATCCCAGGAGATCCGGTTGAGTTGGCAATGAGTAAGCTTAAAGGCTCATTAGCACAGCTTGCTCGTGTGTCAGGTCAACAATCTCAGTTAAGCAACGTAGATCTTGACCAGCAGCTTGCTTCAGTTATCGGCCCACAGTTGCCAATGGGCATGGGAGGAATATCTGGAAGCAACTCTATAGCGGATCGAATCAAGGCTAAACTTGAAATGGGCAAGCGACAACTTGCTACAACGACAGACACTGCACCTTCAGATGATGCAGCAAAGAAAGCTAGAGCGGCGCAGTTACGCAAAGAAATAGATGAGCTTAAAGCGTTGTTAGCTCAAAGGAATCAATAATGGATGAAGAGTTACAGGCACTAGAAGCAGAACTGGCGCAGTTGCGAGCTGCTGTAAATGCTCCTGCAACTCCTACGGCAACACCAAATATGAGACCTGCCGTTGCTACTGGCGGCTTGCTTAACCTTGGTGACATCCTTACGTTTGGCCAACTTAGCAAAGGCATTGCAGCGGTTCCTGCTATTGGCCGTGATCTTTATGGACTGGCTACTGGTGCTGAGCCGCAAGACTACTACAGTCAAGAACTCGCAAAGGTAAACGCACTTAAAGATTTATACGCAGCAGAGAGAGACCGACAAAGTTTGTCTGGATTGGAAACCGCTCTTAGCTTTATGGCTCCTGTGCCTGCTGGCAAGGCAGAAGCGCTAATGTCCGTTGCTCGTCCTTTAAAAGAAGCTGGCTTAGGGTTAGCGGCTTATGGCGGGAGCGAATTAGGCGAAGCAACGATTGGTGGTACAGGCGGCGCTATAACTGGTGCGTTAGCCGCACCATCGTTACTTTCTTTGGGCAAGGCTGGCATGAGAGCAATTGCTCCTTCTCTTGAAGAAGGCGGCAAAGGACTTCAACGTACCTCATTGGGAATTCGCCAATCTGATTATACCAAAACGGCACGAAATCAAATTATTGAATCATTGCCTGGTGATTTTGAAACTACATTAAAAAACTCAGCGGATAGGCTTGTTGAAAACAAAACGTTAGGCACATCAACTAACCCTGATGTTTTATATTCAAACCTTCGTGACGCTAAGGAATCTACTGAAGGTGCAATTCAAGGCGTTTTGCAAGAAGTCGATAAGACTCGCAAAACGGGAATTATTCCACGTTTGGATAAAACCCTTGAGTGGATTCAAACAAAAGCTCCTGCTACCGAAGTTAAGTATTACAAAGAAAAAGTTAATGAGTTTTTAAAAGCTCTTAAAGAACAAGGGCAGGGCTCTCTCGTTTATCTTAACCAGCAGAAAAAAGCGATTGGAGAAAACTGGAAACAATCGCCTGAAACTGACCCTACGTTTTGGCGGCGGTTTTATACCGACGTTAAAGATACGATTGAGGAATACGCACCTCAAGTAAAACAACTTAACAAAGACAAGCGTGATTTACTTGTTATTGAGCCAGTTTTAGAGCGAGTTAAAAGAGCTTCAGAAACGCCTTTAACACCTCAAAAACTTGCGGCGGCATTGTTTTATACTACAGGCCAACTTGGATTGCCCGGGGCTGCAATGCTTACTGGTAGTCCTGTTCTTGGCACTGCCTTAGCTGGAGGACTTGCTCTTGCTGGTACCAAGCCAGGGCAAAGTTTGCTCGGTCGATCTTTGACTGCTACTGGTCGTGCTGGACAAGCATTGGAGCCTTCGTTATTGCAAACGACTCCACGAACAATAAGAGAAGCAACCAGCGAAATGTTGAGCAAAGAACAGTTTATTGCTCAACAATCATATTTGCATGGCACCTCCGAAGCTGGATTAAAAGCCATCGAAGAAGCAAAGGCGTTCATACCTAAAACAATTAACTACTCAGTTTTAGGCGAAGGCACTGTTTACGGAGCTAAACAAAACTCTTGGTGGTTTGATCCTGAAAAGGCAGCTGCCGGTCGAATGTGGGAACTTCCAAATAAAGTCCCAATGTATGTAAAGCCTGAAGCAAACATAACAAAAATTAACAATGATAAAGACTGGGAGAAACTTGCTTCAAAATTAAACATGACTGGAGAGGAATTGGCTTCGGCATTATATTTTGAACCTGGAGCGTCTAAAGCGAAAGTTCAACAAGCAAAAGTTGTTAAGCAAAAACTTATTGATTCTGGCGTTGATGCGATTGAGATTGGCAAGCAGCCGGATTGGATTAAGTCAAAGGCAGTACAAGAATTAGAGAGTAAGTATATTGATATTTACTATAAGTTTCTTCAAAAAGGCGACACTGTTTTCAACGATGCCAATATCGTCAAGCGCCTACCAGTCGCTTTACTTGATAAACTAAAAGGGTTGACTGGATTTAAGAAATACGAATTTGGAGATGATCAACTGGCGATTATAAATCACAAAGTTGCTGAACCAGCTGAATATGCTTACGAGCGATTACTTAAAAATGATCCAAGTAAGCTAATGAAAATGACACCGCAAGAACGGGAATTGTTGCCACCAGCAATTAAGGAACAAGCGTCACGTCTTGGGTACTTTGGCGCACGAGGAGCACAACAAGCAGGAGAACAAGCACCTGTATCACCTGCTGCTATACCGACTGCTACACCTACCGAGGATACAGAAATTGCTGACCTTGAATCAGAGCTGGAGTCGTTACGGCAAATGCTACCGAAGCAAGAAGCTAAGGTTGGCAAACAAGACATAAGCATCCCTACTGGCAAGCAGTACGCACCTGCATCGTTGGTTAAGGCTGTGATGAAGGTTGAGTCAGGCGGTAAGCAAGAAGCGGTTAGCAGCAAAGGTGCTCGTGGGTTGATGCAGCTTATGCCAGCTACAGCTCGTGACCTTGGCGTGGATGCTAAAGACCCTAAGCAAAACGTTGAAGGTGGCAGTCGTTACCTCGCACAGCAGCTTAGTGAGTTTGGCGATGAGAGCCTTGCGTTGGCCGCTTATAACTGGGGACCTAACAACATTAAGCGAGCTATGGCTAAGGTAAGGGCCGAGGGCAAACGTCCAACCTGGGCCAATATAAAGGCTTACGTTAAGGTTCCAAAAGAAACACGAGAGTACGTCGATAAAGTTTTGAGTTTAATATGATTGATTTTGCTGCTTACAACAAAGAAGCCAGGTCATATGAGCGTTTTCTACAGCGCATAAGCATTTCCGATTCTGGTTGTTGGCAAATGACTGGATGGCATGATCGGGATGGGTACGCTCATTTTCATAAATCAAAACACCAAAGCAAGGCGCACAGAATTAGTTATGAATTTCACAACGGATTAATACCGGCGGGGCTAACAATTGATCACCTTTGCAAAAATAAAGGGTGCGTAAATCCTGAGCATTTAGAAGCCGTTACTGCTCAAGAAAACGCAAGTCGTCATAATGCAGAAGGTTATAAGCAGTGGTGGTCTGCTTTATCAAATGAGGATAAAGCTGCTTTTGTAGAGAAATCTGGCAAAAAAGCATCACAGATAGCAGCAGCTAAAAAACTAACAGCTACGCATTGTAGGCGTGGGCATGAGTGGAAGCCAGAAACTACATACATTGTGCCAAGCAACGGGAGTAGACGATGTAATGTTTGCTTTGCAGAGGTCCAAAAACGAGCTAGAACTAAGGCATCTAAAAGTTTAATTAAATCAAATAGTTAGGAGGATACATGGTTTGGGCTGGTGGGTCGTATACGAAAGGAAATAACGCAACTGGTGGTTGGACTGGCGATGCGTCGCTTGGTATCGGCATTGAGGCTGGTCGTCACGATACGCAGGATAATGACTTTGCTACAGGTATTAACCAATGCTTGAACAAGGATGGGTCTAACCCTGCTACTGGTCCTCTTAACGCAGGTGGCTTCAAGCTTACTAACGCAGCTGATGGCACAGTAACCACAGACGCTACTACCCTTCGACAAGTTCAGGCACAAGCATACATTTGGTGCGGAACATCCGGTGGATCTGCCAATGCTCAAACTCTTACGCCATCACCTGCTATTGCTGCGTATGCTGCTGGTCAGATGTTTCGCTTCATTGCTGGCTTTACAAGCACTGGCGCTTTAACGCTTCAGGTAAGCGGATTAGCAAGCCCTGTAACCTGCCTGATGAAGAACTCTAAGGTTGCGTTTGGCACCCTAGCTCCTGTCATGGCTGGCCTAACCTATGAGGCTCTTTACGATGGAACTAATTTTCTTATCAGCGATTTACTTGAGTTAGGTCAATTTACTAACGATGCTGGCGCTGCACGTTTAAAGCTGTTCAAGTCTCGTGCAACTACGGCTGGAACTAATACTATCGTTCAAAACGGCGATGGGTTGGGTCAGATTGATTTTTATGGCGCAAGTGGCAGTGAGTACACTCGTGGCGCATTTATTAACGCAACGGTAACTGGAACTCCTGGCGCTACAAACGATATGCCAACGTCATTGACGTTTGCTACGGCGGCAGACGGTTCTGGAACACCAACGGAAAGAGCACGAATACTTCCATCAGGTGAAGTGTTAATTGGAACAACTACCTCAATAACTTCCGCCTACAAGTTACAAGTAGGAAGTGCCAGCGGTTCAAATTTGGCCGCTGTCATTGGAGGTTCTTCAGCTGTAGCTGATGGTGCTGCCTTAGCTATTTTTAACGGCGCAGCGGTTTCAGGACAAATAGGAAACTATTCAGCAATACAAGGTGGCGCATACAATGGCGGCTTTACAGTAAAAAACTCTGGTAGTTCTTTGTATCTGATTGGAGTAACTGCCGCTGTTGGTACGCATTTCTTGAAATGGAATAACGTATCCGGCGCTTGGACTTACGATACTTCATCCGCTCGATATAAGCAGGATATTGAAAACCTGCCTTATGGCCTTGATGAAGTGTTGGCAATGCGTCCTGTAACATTTACTTACAAAGCTGAACCAACTCGTCATGACGTTGGATTTATCGCTGAGGAGATGGAACAGGTAATTCCAGAAGTAGTAGCTAAAAATCTTGATGGTGAGCCTGATGCTATTAGTTATGACCGGCTCACATCTGTGTTGTGTAAAGCTATTCAAGAGCTTGAGGCACGAGTGGCCGCACTTGAGGGCGCATGAAGCAGCTCAGGTTAGTCAGAGTTACAGAGCATAACGGCGCTACAATGGGCGTCCTCTGTATTGATGGCTCGCCTGAGTTAGTAACGCTGGAGGATCCCTGGCGATACAACGAGAAGTTAATTAGCTGTATCCCAGTTGGTCGTTACAAATTAAAACTCCATCGTAGTCCTAAGTTTGGTCTGACCTACCAGATTATGGATGTGCCTGAGCGTAGCCAGATATTGATTCACGCTGGCAACACGCACAAGGACACCCATGGTTGTGTCTTGGTAGGTTTGCAGTTTGGCAAACTTGGAAGTGAATCAGCGATATTAGCGAGCAAGTCGGCGTTCCAAAAGTTCATGGAACTTATGGGGAACACTCCCGAAGCAGAGATTGTAGTTATAGATGCTTACGGTGGCGGGAGGGTACATTGACGGACGGAGATTTTACACAAATACGTTATTGGTTTGACCTTGCCATAAAAGCAATCATTGGTGTCGTCATATCCATTGTCGGCATGGACTACAGGTCGGTTAAAAATTCACTTCATGAGCTTGAGCAATCTAAATATCAAGTGACGATGGAAGTGCAGATTCTCAAGGCCGAGCTTAACAACATCCAGTCTCAAATTGAGCGCATGGATAAGAAGCTCGACAAGGTACTGGAAAAATGAAATGGCTGTTGACGCTTATGGTGCTGACGTTAGCACCACAAGCTGTGGCAGCTCCCAGCCTATTGGCCATGTGTCACAAGGACTGGAACTGTGACGCAACGGTTAAGATGTACCGTAGCCATGATACGCTTTACCTTGGTTGGCTAACCAATACGTTTGGTGAAAAATGCTCCTGCCCTAAACGGCTCATGAGCGACGCTAGGCCAAAGGTTGTTCGGGTGCACCTGGCTAATGGTCCCTGCATGAGAAACAAGCGCTGTGGCCGTTATGAGGCTTTCTACGGGTACAACAAGGTATCAGCGACCAGAGCCATCCTCCGTGGCGATACTAAGCTGATGGGATACTTTGATAAGCAGTTAAATGACCTGGCTGTGATGTTGAACAGCTCGACTAACCTGACGTGTTACGTCAGTCCATGTTTGGAGTGTGACCTGAATGAAAGTGCCAGAAGAGTTCTCCTCAATAGGGTGTCTGCTGCTTTGCCTCAGTGTATTCCTGTGGACAATCCTCACTGGCAACGCTGTGCCAAGGGATACCATTGTGAAGGACACGGACAGGCTCCTACAGTGTCTCGACCGTGTATAGTGGACTTAGACGGCAAGGATGGCCGTACCCTTAACCTTAAGAAATGGGTAGACCGATACCGTACGTGTGATTTAGCCTATTACTGGGAACCCTGGATGAACTGCATACGGGGTGGCTTTGTTGATCCACGGCGCAGGAACTGCAAGTACGATAGCGCCACGTTTATTAGAACACGGAGAATCTTATGCCGGTACTTCTTGCATCCATTATTCGGCACCTGCTGACCCTTGCGGCTGGTGGCTTGCTCACCATTGGCGTATCTGAGGCTGACGCTACCAACCTTGTAACTGCCGCTGAGCCGATTGTAGGTGGTGCGGTGTTGTACGGCCTTGGTCAGGCTTGGAGTTTCTTCGATAAGAAGAAGCGCTAAAAAAACCTACTGTTAATTCGTAGGTTGTAGCGTTTCTTTGCGAAGCGTTTAAGTTCCTCCGGGTCAGTCTTGAGCTTTCCAACTCTTGCTCTAATTGCCGATACCTTTGAACTGTCATCAAAAAGCATATCGCAAATGTAGGCTAGGTTGAACGGTGCTGCTTTTAGCTCGTAGAAAAACCAGTCTAACCCTTGAGTGTAGGTAGCTGACAGATCAGGCGTTGGGGCAACGTAATCGGTAATGGCCTTATCAATGACCGCCAACCACAGTAACCCTTCAGGTGTGTTTACTTCTTCTGGTCCTGGGTCGGACTCGATGTCTGCGTAACCTTTGGTTTTACCAACGTTAGCCAATCTTCGAGGAACATTGTCACTAGCCATGGTTTGTGGTTTTTCCGGTGTACACATATTGGGGTCTTGTCCTTGCAGTCATTGAGCGACTGCTCCATTGCCTTGTCGATGTTGAGCGACTGAACAACCTTACATTCGATGTGGTAATCGCTTAATTCGGTGCACACTACATCTGGGTCGCCATTAGAGCCACAAAACTGCTGGCCTCTACGAGCTTCAAACCCATGCTCCTTTAGCTTATTAGCCAGCTCTCGCTCGCCTCTGGCACCCTTGGCTCTACTGTTTACCATTAGTCTACCTGCTTAATTGTAAACGTTTCTTTCAAAACGCTTTTTAACTTTTTAAGCTCTTTAAGTTTGCGGCGCACATGAGCATGAAACGTGTGTAGTTTTGATTCTTTTGCCTCAAGCCTTGTTTCGTACTGCTCTAAGCGAAACCGAGCGATTCGTAACTGAGTCCATTGAGTATGGATATAATCAGCCTCATCAATAACTATGTTTTGCTTACCTAACCTATATCCAACGAGGAACCCATCTTTGATAGCGTCGTAATGACTACCTTTTTTTATTGATGAATAGTTTTCAATCATAAACTGAGCGGCAAGGTCGTCCAAATGAACTAAATCATCCTGCCATCGTTCATGTTGTGTTTTGTCTGTGCTGTATTGCATTAGTAATAAGTCTCCTCTTTGTCTGCTACTGACCATCGGTCACAAGTTTCGGCGGTGTAAACCACGTCCACGGTTTTATAGTTGCGGGTGGCAGCGTCTGGAACGTTTCCAATAAAGAATCCGTCTTTGAAGAGGACTCTATTGGTTGGCAGACATCCAATTTGTCCGTTTTCCAGCAGAAGTATATGGGCGCATTTATTTTGGTCGGGATGTAGCAACCAGCCAGACTTAGCATCACAATCAGGAAGCCAATCCACTGTGCAATAATAAGTGGCGCTAAGCTTAGTTTTGTCACGGAGTATCGCCTCACACTGGTAGTCTCTTAGCAGGTCAAATACGGTAACTACCGGCTTGTAGCTAAAGCAGTCCCAAAGCTGTAAATCCTCGACCGACCGCTCGTCTACAACCGCAGGAGCATGATGACACAACCAGTGAAGCGGCACATGACGAAAATGAGCACCCGATTTAAGCAGAACATGGAAGTGCAATGCTCGTCCCTTCATGGACTGCACCGCAAACGCTACCCCCTCCTCAAAGCCTGACTCCTCACCACTTGTGAGGTACTCCCGTTTAATCCAAACCTTGAGTGGGGGTATATCAGCGTTCATTTCTTTGTTTCCTTGTTAAGCCGCTCTTGAGTCAGTGCCTCACTGCTCCACCGAATGATGGCGGCGTCCTGACTGATCGTGGCTGGGTCTATCTTGCCTCGCTCTACAGACGCCTTGTGCTGTGCTTCCAACTTGCGCCACAACTGGTCCTTAAATAGTTCACTCACTGGCTTGATCATCACAACGCCTCACTACAATACCCTGACCCGACATATTGTGAATCTCGACTACTTCACAGTGCAGAACGCTATCCAAAAGCAGCTTCGCCATAACATCTGGCGAAACGTGGTAGTTCTCATCGATTAACGCTCTCAGTTCTGGCCGTGGCTCGTACTGAAATTGCCAATCGTCGTTACGGCGTATGTGCAAAACCACTTCCCATTTGCCGTCTATCACCCTAAAAAGACTATAAAGTTTCATAAAGTCCTCTAGAAAGGTATATCGTCATCTTCAAACTTAACCGCTTTTACGGTCTGTTTGACCACAGCGCTAAGGGAGCCTGATTCCACGGCGGCCCACTTATGTTCCTCACGGTCAGCGGCGTTCCCACTGTTCCAGGCGATAGCTTGCTCCAACAGTTCAACCAAGGCTCGTAAATCGTCCTGGTACAGGTATTTAGTGTCAGTCCATGTGTTGGTCTGCTTATTAAGGTAGGATTTTCTCATTGTAAATGAGACCCTTCCCTCGTCGTTTTGCCATGCGGCAATATCGATTCCCTTGTTTCGCCATGTTTTAGCTGGTTTCGCCATAAATCCCCTTGATAAAGACTACAAAAGCACTTAGTATCTACAAGAACCGTACAGAAACCGCAAGGTAATTTATGACAGATGAAGAAAAAAACAATTACGTTCCGATAAGCGCAGCTAAAACCTATTTTGCCGTTTCGGATATGACGATACGCACCTGGCTAAAAGCTGGCTGTCCTCATTTAAAGCTCAAGACTCACCGCCGTGTAAAAATTGCAGACATGGAAGCATGGCTAAAGGAGCGTCATGATAAAACAGCATAAACCCATCATCACTGACCTGCATCAGCGGCTCTACAGCATCCTGCCAGAGTATGCGCCGATCTCAACGCATGAGGGCGACCGCACTGGTACGTTTAAGGCTGTGGACAGTGACGGGAATGTTTTCCTGGTTGACTATGAGGCTGGTGAAAATGGCCTTAGGCGCAATAAACGTTTCTTCTGCGACTACGGACAACTGGTGGCTAATTCATCGCTTAAAAGCGAGCCTAAGAGGTGTGCGCCGAGTGAGAATTGGACTTTGACGCTGCTTGGATAATGCTGTAAATTGAAGGAGACACGTTCATCGGTTTGTCTCCATTGATTTTGTCGTGGCCGGTCAGAGTTTCCCCCTGACCGGCTTTTTTATTATTCAATCCCAAAAAGTGTGCTGACGTGCTCCACCGTCCATAGAATGCCGTCAACCTGGCCGTCCTGAAAGCCAGTAGACTTAATTGGCGGCATCATACCGTTCACCCTGCCAGCGAACTGTTGAAGATAGCGCAACACCTGTTTGGCTCCCTCCTCGTATGCGGCTTGGTAATCCGTCAGGTCCTGCGTCCTATTCGGATGCGGTAGAAACGACTCACTAAAGGTAATTGCGTCCTGAGTTATTTGGCTCATCATTTTAGTTTCCCGTGAAAGTTGATCCGATTGCGTAAAGCCTCTTCCAACAATGTGGTGAAGCTAATTTTATCCTTTGAGCACACTGACTTGCAGCGCCACAACAGATCCACGTTAATGAATATAGTGTGTCGCTTGTAACCAGGTCGTGGGGAATCAAAGCGTGGTCGGCAATAGTCAGCCGGTGGTATATCGTTACTCATTGAAAGCCTCATCGATGCAGCTAGTCAGTTTCTCAAGCCGGATGGGTGACTTCCAGTGTGTCTCGGTCAGCCGTTTGGCGTTATTGGCTACCAAATACGTTTCAGCGATAACCAGCTTGTCACCCTGTAGCGTTTCTGTGTTGTAGTAGGTTGTCGTGGCCCTGGACTTCTTGGCCTTTGGCTTAACTTCCATAAATTCCGGCAACTCTTCTATTTTTTCGAATACTTCGCCGGTTTCTACGTCTACAACTGCCTCCGCTGGCTCAACCTTCGTCCCTATAACCTTTCCCGTCTTTTCAGAGACGATTAAAGCCTCTTGGGGGATGGTTGTGACTCGTGGAGGTGCGAACTCAGCTGGCATTTCCTCTTGGGTATACAAACCGCCAAGTTCCTGCACGAAAGCCTCTCTTATGGCCAGACTTTTCGCACACTTACTAAGCATAACTGACGGCATCGTTTTCCATATAGGACTCGGTTTGCCGTATTCGTTCATGTAAGCAGTAGCTACAGCCGGAAAACGCCTATCCTTGCGGTACACTTTCGCCGTGGCCGAAACGAGTTGCTTATTGTCCCACTCAAACTCAACTTCCATGCCGTCAAACATAGGGTGCGAGTTAGCGATACGCAGGAATCCGTTAATCCCTGTCATAAGTTGCAAGCGGCCACCTGCCTTGATCGCCCACACCTCTTTGGTTACGGGATTCAAGCCGGTGCTTTTAACGATCTCCGCAAATAGTGCGAACTCGCTATCGGTCAACCCTGGTGCAACGGTGTTGCGGAGTGTGTTGAGCATCTCCACGTTGTTTTGTGTTATTAGTGCTTTATCGTTCATTGTTGTCTCCTTACTTGGAATTAAGCGTTAAAAAATCGGCCACCATTTGACGGTACAGCCGCTCCATAGGCCACTTTCGAGCCTTGGCGATCTCCACCAGCTGCCGATATTGCGCTTGGCTTACGTTAGGCACGTTGAGCTGTAAAAATGGCTTTTCAAAGTTAGTTACAGGCAATTTCACCATTTTTTTAGCGTGTTTTTTTGGCTTTTCAGCGCTAGGACGTTGGCAGTTGCTTTGACAGGTGCGGCACCAATATTGCAAGCCGTCAGCGGTGCGCTTGCACTTATTGAAAGCCGACGTTTCAAGCGTATTTTTGCACTTGCTACAATGTTTGGTAGCTTTTAGTTCAATCCACTCGGTCGGTGGCGTTGGTCTAAATAGTTTTTTGAATATATTCATGGTTGTCTCCAATAAAATTACATCTTACATCTTACTAGCCTAATTTCTTAGACAGTGAAAGTACCTTTCTAGCGTATTCTTTACCCTCCTTGCAGTTAATTTTGCCACAGTTGTACACGGTTAAAGCGTCTCGGATGTTGCCAGTGCGCTCCAGTTCCTCCGACAGTATACGAGCACCACACCGCACATTGTGAGTTGGATCCCATAGCCTGTCAGGGTGCCACCCACAGCGGCGAGCGTTAAACGGCATAACCTGAGACAGGCCACGAGCACCTACATGACTCTCAGCTTTCACATTCCCGCCGCTCTCCACCTGTACGACGGCATGATACACGTTCCGATCTAACCCATAAGCGTCCGCCGCCCTGCTCACCTCTTGACGTATAACAGCCTTAGAATGACCGCTACTGAGTCCAAAAAAGCGAAGGGTGTGGTAGGATAGGTCAGCTGGTAATCGTACAGCACAACCAGTTAGGGCGATTATAACAACCCCACCGATCCAACCTGGATCGGCAGGGCTACCCTTGACGGCTTTCATCGTCGTTTTCCAAGGGATTGAACCTGCTCGATAGGGTCATTCCCAAGGATCTGAGTCTGAATACCGATCCAGCACGTTACAGCACCCACGAAAAAGGCTACATGGAGCAACGAAACGATGATTCCAGTAGGCGTGAAAAGTAGTTGTTTGATTTGATCGATCATAAAGTCACCTATTTGAGTTCGGTAGTCGGTTCAGTGCAGCTTACGAAGTAGCATTTTAAAGGCACCTTGTTTTCGACGTTAGTACGGCTTGATTCCTGCCTTTCATCGACACGGTACAGGCCAACACGGCCACCTAGTTCAATACCGGTACAGCCAGAAACAAGGCACAGCACAGCACAGCATATAAACACTTTCATAGTTTCCCCTATTTTTACGTTAAACAGATCCCGTACTGGCAATCAGAGATTCCCCCGAAGGGGAACCGCTCATTACCAGGGCAGTTCCATTCCCTTGATCGGTTGACCCAAGGCATCGTTAGGAACGACCCTTTGCGTGGTTGTCGTCGTTGTAGCGTCACGATCGCCTAACACCCTTCCCCAAGTGTCAGGGCGCTCCCGAGTTTCCGTCACGACACTGTAGCCAGTCCCCCACGGCCCTCTGTCCCTTGGAACGGGTAAAACGGGTTGAACGGCTATCGGGTAGGATGGTTGGACGCCTATGGCCAGATCGGGCCTGTAGTTTCCCTCATCGTCGAATTGAGCCAGGGCTACCCCTGGCAACATTGCAAGTGTGAAAAGTATCGCTTTCATATATCCCCCTTAATTAAACCATCGTGATTGAATACCTCGACCGAATTCCCGCTTAAAATAGGTGCGCTTGTCGTCCCCCGTAGAACGTTCACACCATGCCCACAATACCGCTGCAAGTACGGCGCAAGCCGCTGCACGATATTCGGTTGGAAAGTATTGGCCGGTGCAGTAATCGAAACGATCTGTTTCGGCGTTGTAGGTCAATCGACCACTGAAGGCGTGTTTCGTAGCCTTGAGAATATCGTCGGCCGTAATGGTAACGGAACGGCGCACTGCATACAGTAACGCCCTTGCATCTCGACCCTCACGCAATATCTCACGGTATTCGGTGTTAAAAGACTTACGGCCTTCCGTGTCGCTCCAACTGTCAAAGTAGTTTCGAGCGTCAATCCCGCTACGTTGTGAGATGTGACGTGAAAGAGCGTCGAGTATTTGATCCTTTGTTAGTTCCATATTGTTTCCCCTAAAAATTAACTACTCTATGGATGATGCCATACATCCCACATAGGATGCAAGTACTACCATGAAAGAAATAGGACCAACCCTGCAAAGAGGGACAGTCCGATTAGTACGCTGTAAATGGCGTCAGTTAGGAATGACCCGGATACGGTGTATTCTTGTCGCAATCGTGCTTTATTCATATGGTTCCCCCTTTAACTAAAACCAATCCCCGTTTTCTTTGAGCAGGCTCACGGCGTCCTCAAAAGCGTCTGTGGGAATCTTGCGATCAATCTTGGTCACTTCCTGAAACAACTTAACCCCAACGTCTGTATATGATATCCGAGCCTGATAAGTTGTTGGGTAATTATTCCAAAACACTGGAAACACTGTGATCACTGCCTTGCAATGTCGTGCGTCGGATTTAGTGAATGTTTCTTTCATATCGTTTCCCCTTAATCAGTAAGCGTTAATCACTCACTCAATATACTCAGTATATATGTAGGATGTAGCACATGCAATATATTATTCGGGGTAATGTAAAAAAATCTTAAGAATGTCTTGAATAAAAGTGAGATCCGTTTCGTCATGCTGAAACAAGTTGTGACAGTGATGTAACCCTCTCGATGTTGTCTGCCGTAAGTAGTTACCGTATCGTTATACATACTGATGTATGAGTCTTATTATATAAGGTTAGGTATATAACGTGCGGCAACGTGCAACAGATAGACACTTTGTTAATGATAAGTGGTGGGTAGGTAGTTATAGGCACGCTATGCCTTACCCTAAGGATAACCTGTATAGGCGTATACGTTACACTATGGGGCTAACACAACGTAGGGCGGCCGCACTATTCGGTATGTCACATCATGCGTGGTGCTACCGTGAGCGGGTGAAACGTATGTACCATCTCGCAGAGATACTAGCGTTACGTGAGGTAAGCGGTATGAGTGACAGGGACTTCATGAAATTAATGAGTGAGTGTGCATAGTTACTACCTACCGAGAATTAGAAAACTAGTTAGGTATGTAAATTAGGTAGTGATTTCAAGGGTATAAACCTGGGGAACCTATTAGAGTTTTTCGTTTTCAAAACGAATTTAAAAACAAGTGAGGTACCGGTTACATGTATATCCACATTCTCATATAAAATTCCTATACCCTATTTGAAACATTGTTCTATAAGTTGTTTCTTCGAAAGAGTTAGTAACGATAGATTAGGTTATAGGTTAGCGATGAAAGAGTTAGGTTGTTCTTAGAGTATAGGTGGAGCTTTGCTTGGCGTAAGGTAGGAGAAAGTTACGACTGGCAGGGAAGAATGAAGCTAAGCAGAGAACGAAGTAGAGATCTGAAATATATTTATAAGATTAATAATGTTTTTTTATAATAGAATAGAGAAAGAACGTAACGAGAAGTGAGGTAGTTCTTTGTGTAGGTGAAGCTGCGTTAGAAGGGGGGTGTAAAAGAAGGACTTCCCTATTAGGGGGGGTTACATCACACCTTGTCAAGGGGGTATTTTCAAATTATTTTTATTAGTGAGTTATATGGATGAGTTAGATACGAAAATAGTTGAGGTAGAAACTCAAAAAACTAGTGAACTAAGCGTTCAAAATGATGGAATTGAGGTTGAGGTCATACATAAGCAGAGTCCAAGTCATACCAAATGTGACCGTATTGGGGCTCAGATTAGGGATATGGCACGTATGGGGTTAACTCGTGGGAATGTCGCTATAGCGGCTCGTATAAGCCCGTATATCTTGGATAAGTACTATGCCGATGAGTACGCTGCTGGAGAGGGTGAGATGCGTAAGGGATTAGCTACGGTGGCTATGGCTGAGGCTTTGAATGGGAACACTGCTATATTGCTTCACTTGGTTAAGACTAAGCTTGGTTGGAATGAAACACAGCTTATCCAGCACAGTGGTGAGGTGAGGAGTGTCGTTAGTGCGAAACCGTTATCCAAAGAAGAGTTTGCCGAAAAATTCCTTAACAAAGAATAAGAAGATAGCAGAAACGTACAGAACATGGTATTTCGTATGTCCGGGTTGCGGTAAGGCTACAATCGTTGTGACTGAGTTTGAAGCGGTGCCATGTGGCGGTAAGTGGTGCCGTGGGTTGGTCGATTTACGAGCTAACCAGATAACTCAGGACGAGTACAACCGGAAGTGGGGAATATGAGCAAGACACCTGAACAGTTGGCAAAGGAGTTTTTTGAAAATTGGCAGCCAGAAAAGCCTAAGTACATCCGTCCGAAAGCAAGACAATATGCTTTAGAAAAAGTAACCGAATGTTTCCTCGCTGGCTACAAGGCGGGTCAAGAGCATCCATTTCAATTTCAAACAAAGATGTGGGTTGATCCGATGGGACCTCAAAACCGATGGATCAGCGTTAAGGATAGGTTGCCGGAAGAAGGTCAAGACTGCATCTTCTACGTTGATTTTGTCGATAAATGGGACAAGGGAAGTGAAAGAATTAACTTTCAAGAGATAGGTGTATTTAACGGCAAAGATCGTTTTTATCACCGCTCCCACACCGATTTAGACAGAGTGACCTATTGGATGCCTTTGCCAAAGTCACCGGAGGAGGCATGAGCAAATGGATCAGCGTTAAGGAGCGTTTGCCCGAAGATGGGGATGATTTATCAATCATGCTCGTATGGCGTAGCATTGAACATGATTACGATACCGTAAGATGGAGATACCAGCAGGGATGGGATTGCGTTGTTCAAGATAAATCAACAATTACCCACTGGATGCCGCTACCTAAGCCACCGGAGGACAAGTAATGGGCATTGAACACCGCATGAAGGATGAGACAGAAACTACACGCCGGTGTCCTTGGTGCAATCACGTTTCCACTGCCAGCGTCCAAGATGGCAGGGATTTCTATTTCTACTGCCAAAACCCTAATTGTAAGGTAGAGCGCATATACGGCGACAACGCTGTAATGGTTGGCGGTGGGCCGGAGATTAAACACTATGGATAACAGCGGTCATTGGAAATGTCCCGAATGTGGCTCACTGTGGGACATAACTACAAACCTCTGTGTTGAGTGCGAAAAGGAGTTCGTTAAGGAGTTATACGAGCTTAGTTGGGAGCAGTTTTGGGCTGAATGTAACGAGCTAAAGAATGGATGCTGAGTTACAAGCTAACGAGCAGATCGTATGGTGCCCTCAACCTGGAAGCCAGGAGGCATTAGTAAACTGCCCTATTACGCTTATCGGTTTTGGTGGAGCGCGAGGCGGCGGTAAAACCGACGGAGTTTTAGGTAAATTTGCTGTAGATCAAGATAGGTTTGGCAGTGACTTCAATGCGATATTTTTTCGAAAAGAACTCCCTCAAGCGGATGACCTTATCGAGCGAGCTAAGCAAATCTACCTACCGCTCCAAGCACACTGGCAAGATCAGAAAAAGCAGTTTACTTTCATTAACGGCGGTCGGTTGCGGTTTCGTCCGTTGGCTAACGATCAAGATGCTGAAAAGTTTCAAGGACAAAACCTAAGCCATGCAGCCATAGAAGAGGCAGGTAACTACTCTGACCCATCCTGTATATGGAAGCTGTTTGGAGCCTTGCGAGGTAAGGGCGGTGGCCAGGTTATACTTACCTTTAACCCAGGCGGTGTAGGTCACGGTTGGCTTAAAGAGCTGTTTATTAAGCCAGCGCCAAAAGGGATGAAAATCCTACAAAAACAGTTACCCAACGGAAGTAGCTTTGACTACATTTATATTCCAAGTAGGGTACACGATAACCAGATTCTGCTCGCTCGTGATCCTGAGTATATCAACCGATTGCACATGGTAGGCTCGCCAGAGCTTGTTCGTGCATGGCTTGAAGGAGACTTCGAAATCCATGAAGGCAGCTATTTTCCTG